GCAGCCGGGGTCATTAAGCGCGATACACGCCTTCGTGGCCATGGCAGCTTCGATTAGGGCATAATGGACTTGCGCCCGTCGGGAGAACGCCTTGTTGACGAACTCTTTCGCGTTGTCTTCGAGTGCCCACACCGCTTGATTCATGAAGAGGCTTTTATGCCAATTCAGGCCGCCTCCGTAGAATTGGAACTGAACGAATGCTTCTGTTCCGCTCATCCCCTTGAGTTTGATCTTGTCGCCGATGGGGATCCGCTCGAACGTCATGCCTGACACAACATCCTGGATAGTGAACCCAGGAGCGGTCATGCCCTCGAAGTTGCGAACATCAAAGATCGACTCATACCCGTTGTCATAATTCGTGAGGGCATGATACTTATCGATCAGAGCCTTTGCTCCCTGGGGGAAGTCGCCGGCGGTGGTGAACGCCTGATATGCGCCCTGGATCTTTCCATGCGCATCACCGAATTTCTTTGCCAGGGCGTCGCCAGCATACTCGGGGCTGGAAGGATCAGAGAACTCTTTCGCGGCGTATTTGTCGTGCAGCGCAATATAGAAGCGGAGGTTCTGAAGCAGCTTTGATTCGTCCTCTTTGTTTCCGTACCGAAATTTGTCAAAGTTTTGTATTCTCATCGTATCTCTCCTTTCACACCCGGTTAAGGTGCGACCTCGTCTTCAATCATGTCGCCGTGGAGGTCCGCGAGAACGTCGTCGTCGCCAGCCGCAGCCGCTTCAACGCACTTTGCGATTTCCAGTAACCCAGAAGCCCAGACGTTCGTCACGGGGTTGCCGTGTACGCCGTCCCAATAGATTGCGTTTCCGACCGCTATTGCCACAGCCGCTTTCTGAAGTCTGATCTTTTCACATGAATAAATCAGGACTCCGGTCTCTCCGGAGCATACAGTAAAGGGAACTCTGCACCCGGTTACGGGATCGAGCTTATCGGCAACGAAGATGACTCCGACCGTATTACTCAGCTTGTAGAGATGACCGTGGGCGAGGCAGGGCGAATCGGCATAATCGAAGGAGACCGATTTGAATTCGCCTTCGACTCCAAATGATTCGATAAAGTTAGCCATTTCCTTTTTCCTTGTTTGGATTTTTACGCCCAGCCAGTGTATCACTGACCGTCGGATTACGCCCGGCTTTCGCCGTCGAGGTACGTCCAGCCTGTCGGCTGTCGAGTTACGCCCGGCCCATTGGGACCGTCGAGTTTAAGACATCCAGCTTTAAGGGATGAACTGATTGTCTTTGTCAGATCCAGAGCTTCCTGATCCCTCGCCTTCGTTTCCTTTCTCTTCGTTTCCTTTCTCTTCAACATCCACGCCGAAGACGTCTTTTGATATCTTCCGGAAATCTGTAACCTTGTTGTCAACCCACGACGAAAACTCATCTCCGATTTTTTCATGGTCTTTGACCGCGAAATTGTCTTCCTGGTTTTCGATGTATTTGACTTGTTTATCTGAAAGCTTCCGATCTGTAGTTGCTTTTTTCAAGAGCCCAGGGAATTGCGATTTAGCGTTGCCCTGTTTCAATGTCGAATTTTCTTCGGTGAGCGTCTTCTTTTCATCTTCCCATTCTTTCTCTTTCGTTTTGAATGCGGCATCTGTCCGCTCCCGTCCATCTTTCTCCGCTGAGGATATTTCGGCCGCTCTCTTGTTGATCTGTTTTTCAATGATTGGATCGACCATTAAGTCAGTGGGTGAAAAAATATCCGATGGACTCAGCTTCCCCTCACGGATTGCATTACGAATATCACCGAGAGTTATCTCCATTGTTCCTTTCTCCTTATCGCTTATTTCAGCAAATTCAAATAATTGTGTCAAGAGTTGAGCGCCCGGGAACCCCGGCTTTTCAACCTTGCTACTCGCTAATGCTATGCCGTGGACATCATCAACGTCAGCGATTAGGTCACCGCCGCCCTCTTCGAGCGTGATGTCAGCTTCTATCGATGCTATATCCAGGGGTAACGCCTTAAACATGGGCTTGATGTACGTCGCGACAATAACCGTCAGCACTCCACCGATATCACTTATTTTCTTGCCCACGACTTCGCCGATGGTCTCCCGCGTGGAGGCTGTTGAGTGCCTATGAAATAACGGAATCCCGAGATTTATTTTTTCATGTAAATTCCGGATCGCCGATGAAAACCACTTCTTTACAACCTTCGTCCATTTGATTTGATCGAAAGAAACGCTCCCCTTTGACTCACCCTCATGCCCCACGACATACGCTCTAAACTTAGGGTCAGGGTCGGTGGACTTGATGCGCTCAAGGGCCGCTGGATTGATCATAGACATAAGCTCAGACTGAGCCATTTCATGCAGTGTCCCATTAAAACAGCGGGTCGATCGGTTGCGCTGTGGTCCAATATTGAATGTCCTGAGTTTCATTGTCATGCCTTCACGGGATTATTTATCTATTTTCTCCGTCTCGTCAACCTCTTTTTTGGGAGCCTCTTTTTCCGGCGCCTTCGGTTCAACCTTTTTGGGGGCTGGCTTGGCCGGGGTCTTGGTCGTGGTTTTCTTCCGCTTCTTCCTTGGTTTCCTGGCAGCCGTCTTCTTCGGTTTCGGCGCGTTGGTCAGCTTTATATTCATGGGGATGATAGGGTGTGCGGGGTCAATGATAACGTCATCAACCGGGACAGGCTTCAGTACATCGACAACCTTCCCCAGCCTTCCCTCGTGCATATCTGTCGTGGTGATTGATTTGGAGGCGGGCTTGCTGAACGTCCTTTTCTCCATGTCATATTCAACATCAATATCGCCGCCGGCGCAATCAACTTCAATCTTTTCCCCGTGCTGAATTGAGTCTCTTGACGTACCAATTATTTTGCGCTTTCCCGTTTCTTCCGTCACTTCCGGATTCTTTACATCCGCTGTCGTGAGGATTCTTTTTGCCATTTTCATTATCTCCTTAAAGATGTGATATTTATTCCTTTTTGTCAAAGGGCTCTTCCTTTTTGGTGGTTAAATTCTTTTCGTCATCTGCTGCTTCGCGCTCTGCTGTGGCACGATCAGCCTCCGCTTTATCCTCTTCCTTTTGGTCAAGCCGCTTCATCTCATCCTCTACGTTTACACCCGGAACCTGAGACAAGATATACTCGATGGACAGCGCCCCGGCCAGGAACATCGGCAGGAATACATCGGCGATATGGTCCCACTGTTCCTGCGTGATCATAGCGATCGTAGCCTTCACCTTGCTGGGTTCCAGCGTCCGAGTTTGAGTCTCATCGTTGAAGGCCTCAATGCACTTCTCATTCAATTCATTGTACGTCCCGATCCAGATCTGGCGTTCCCTGTCGGTCCCTGCATTGATGAGCTCCCGCGTGTTGTCGCCCGTGGCTCTGTTCTTCAGGAGATCCAGCAGCCCAAGGAAGTGAACGGGGATTCCGGTGGTCCCGGATATGATCTTAATCTTGACTATGATCTCTTCTTTCAGTGAGTCGACTCCACCCATCGGAGGGCTCTGTATCTTCAGTTTAGATTTTGAATGGACGAACGCCTTTCGGATATTCATCCGGTGTTCCTCAATGGCCTTTGCTGCGTTGCCAACCTCTTGTGTATCTTCGACCTCAACATCAAAGATAGGCGCCGCAAACAGATGATTGATCTCCCTCCAATCCCTGAGCGCATGAGATACGTCGTCGATCTGGGGGAGGCATTTCATGATCTTGGGTTCGGCCTGGTTTGGCTTTGATACCCTGCCACCGAATTTATTGTAGACGAACTGCCCAGCGGAGAGAGAAACATCCGCCCCTTCTGTCCTTTTCCATGTCAGAGTCTTATAATTCAGGTAGTCGGTGGCCTCGGTGGTCACGACATATTTAGTGTCAGCCCAGGGAATGAACCTGACCGATGGCAGTTTCTCATATTTCCCCTTCCCGCCCTTACCTTTCTTAAACGCTGAGGCGTCTTCCATCTTGACCGAGAATGCAATCTTGCCCTCGATCTCAGCCTCTTTCGCGTTTTCGAATGCCATCTCAGCATCCAGCTTATTGAACTCATATACGTCACGTAGGAACTCAAGCTCTTCCTTTGCCTCACTCTCATCCATTCCCTTTGCCGCGGATAGCGAGACACCAGAGCCAATGATGAATGCAGCCCTCAGATCGATCACATTGCCCGTGAGCTCAACGCCCCAATCGGCATTGCCTACATATTTATCCTCAATGGCCTTGACCGCTGTTTCATATTTCTTGTATGCGTTCCCGGAATATCGGCTCCGTTCGTTGGTAAGCCGCTCAATGCTATTGACAAGGGTTTCGTTTAGTGCAAGCGCCTGGCTGAAGTTTGTCTTGATTTCATCGAATTCCTTGTCTGAGATTACCCATCGCCCTTTTCTAAATGTTCGTTTCATTTTCTTTTCTCCCACAGATCGCATGTGGCCTCGTTTGGAAAATTGACATACTTTCTTTCGTTTATCTCTAGGTTTCTTTCGCAATAATAAATAAAGTCCTCGTCATTCAGGGTGCATGAGCGGCAGAAAAAGCAAATGTCTTTGGGCGTGACATATTCCACTTCCCTGAAATTTCTTGGCTTTTCAAGTGGCCTGCTCATTTCCATCTCCCATTAATACAGATCAACGCTGCCGATAAGAAACGCCGCCCTCTCATGTTTAGCAAGGTGCATGTAGGCAGCATAACGCAGCCCATCCAGGCCGTCGTCGTCGAACTTAGAGGGCTCATCCATCGGCTCCCCTTCCTTGTCTTCCTTCCATTTGTAGACCAGAAATTCATCGTTTAGTTTCTCGTTTGACTCGCATGTAAAGAGCTTGAGTGATTTGACAAACATGATCCCAGCGTGTACCGATCCCGGCGGCTTCTCGACTTTCTTGATATTGTACCCTGCACGGCGCAGCTCTTCGCATTTCTCCGGGGCTTCCGGATCGGGATAGATGTACGCTTTTTTGCTAACATTCTTTTCTTTCATCTTCGCTATTAGATCGCTTGTTGTCAAACCCGACTCATGAATTATCTGTTTCAAATAGATCCCTTCGTCCCTTATTCCAAGCCATATCAATGCCATTGGATGATTGAACCCGAAGTCGAGCCCATATATTTCATCGTCGAATGTTGTTGGATATTTCGAGAGTGGAATGATCTCCGGGTGCTGATAGATGATACCACGCGCCACGGCCCACAGCCCCAGCTTAAAGATCTTTATTTGAGCCGCATCCGTTACCTCGTTTAGAATTCCAAGATAATGCTTCCTCATTTCATCAACTGGGTTATCAAAGATTGTTGAGTGATGGACGTATGAGTCATGGCGCGGGCCCGGCATAGTAGCTCCTGGCGGAACCCCAATAAAGAACATTTTCTTTAGCCATGGGGCGCGGGCCTGGTCTGGATTGAAAGACATTATGATCTGCTGATAATGGCCTAATTGCTCCCTGAGTGAAAGGTTGATGATCTCAAAGTCTGGCCTCGTGAACTCAGTCGTTTCTTCCAGCCATACGCCGGTAATGCCCTTAATCGATTTGATTTTCTCGGGATCGTCTAGCCCGTCATAACAGATTACGCTGGGCTTTCCGGTAAAGCTGGGGAAGGTGATTTCATGATATGTTTTATTATGCCGGAATGGGATGCTGTTTTGTCTTAGGATGGTTATGACCACGGCCACGATTGATTCTTTGCACCGGGCGCGGACCTTCCGCATTATGAGGATTCTATGCCCACCTTCAAAGAGGCAGCGGATTATTATTTTCCTTGCAATGAATTCGGACTTCCCTGATCCCCTTCCACCATATAGGACAAGATATCTGGCCTTGTTTTTTAGGAGCGGGGAAAAGCTATCACTTAAAAGAAAGTCGATGCTATCCTTTGTCTCTTTCATCTTCCTGCGATTCTTTGTTGATATGGACAATCTTCATTTTTACGTTAATAGCGTCGCCCTCTGGAACATCAAAGCCAAAGCGCATCTTGTCGTCATTATACAGGGCAAGGTGACGCGCCAGCATTTCCAGGGCACGGGGCTTGGAGTGGAGCCTGTATTTTATCTTGTCGAACACGATCATCCGATCACCCTTGCCATCGGATCGCTCTGATATGGCTCGGTCTTCCTGGATCGATTCAATGCACCGTGTAAGCCCCTCTGGGATGTCTTTCGGTTTTTTTATGGAGATTTGACCATCGTCTCCGATATTAACAAAGTCCTTTATATCTGAAAAGGCAATGGCAGCGATCTCTTGCAATACGCGGTCGGCGGAGATCTCTGTTCGGTGTTCCCTTGCTTCAATCTCTTTCTTGATTGCGCTTTGAATCTCATGTTTCTTCAATAATTCGTGGCCGATGGCATATGCTGTTTTTTCGCTATATCCAGCCGCCTTAGCTGACCGCGTTGCGTTGAAGTCAACTATATATTCTTTACAAAATAGCTGTTGTCGATTATTCAGCTTATTCTTTTTGTTTTCCATTATGTCTTTACTCGTGGTTGGATGATTTTTACTATCTTCTTTCTTGCATATATCTTTGCCGCGTTTTCTATCAGCCATGCTTTGTCACCTCGCTTATACGCGCATGTATTCCGTAAGAACTTCACGTACAGCTTTTTCATTTAGGTTGGTTCACCTTATTCCAAATATTATCAAGCTGCGTGGTTAGGCCTGCTTTGAACACACTGTCATTCTCTCGGTCTTCTCCACGCCGTTTTTCCCAGGCAATCAGCTTGGTTTCCACTCTCGTTATTGATTTTCCATGCGATAAGCATACAGTAGCCAGCCCAGGGACGGTAGTTGGGTTGTCTTTCGCCCCATTGCGCTCTTTCTTTTGGGTTAGCCTTTCCTGCAGCTTAAATCCGAGTAGCGTCGTTTGCGATATAACTACCAGGATTCCCAGCCCTGCGAGCATTATGTCGTTTGTCATTTGTTTTCCCTCTCGGCCCTCAGCGCATCTTTCAGCTCCCTTATCCATTGCGACATCGCATCGTTTATAATGACGTAGTTTTCCGAAGTATCGAGAATAGCATCTGCCTTCCACTCGATTTTAAACTCCTGCGCTTTGTCATCGAAAGAAATGAAACCCAGCGGATTCTCTAGCACCTCTGGGCCTGGGTTCAGAACGTCATAGGAAGGAAATAGCGATGGATTGTATTGGGTACAGCCGATATTACATATCAAACCACAGATCATGAACAGCAGCGGTATCGCGCTTATCAATCGCAGCCTGTAACTTCTTTCTCTTTTTCGCATCCTTCTCCTTCTTTATTTCTTTGGTTATTTTTTCTTCAACCTTTACCAGTTTTTCCAGCAGCTTTAAAACGGCCGCGTAATCAATTTTCATGCCTTCCCCTTATATTCGAAATGGTAAATATCAGTTTCGTTCGGTTCGGAAAGCCCATCGGAGTCCCAATCTCCACCCCAGCGGAGGCCGATCTT